CTCGACGGGATCATGGAGGCAGCCAACGAGGCCGGGCTGCCAATGATTGTGAACAATCCAGCGAGTCATAGTGAAATTGATGCCTACTGTCAAAAGGAGAAGATCAGGGTGATCCGTGGGATCAACTTTCAATCAGACACTCCCTCCAGCGTGATCATAACTCACGGAGGAGCAGGAGTTAACAACAATTGTGTGGTACACAGGTGGCCGTTTGTGATAGACCCGATTTTTGGTGACCAGTCACACTGGGCAAAGTATTACAGTGATCAACATTTGGCAGAGTCCGTAGAAGATAGCGACAGGGTCGAGGCCATAAAACTGGTCTTGAGTCGCCGGTCTTTTTACCTCAAACAAATGGAGCTCTTCCAGCCAATGATTCCCACAGGCGCGATCCAAGCAGCTACCAATTGGCTAGTTGGCACTGTGAAATTAACTCTCCCAATCATTGACTCAATACATTTTGTGTTGGGCAGGTCCACCAGGGTCACAGAATTTGAAGCCAAATATGAGGTGACACACAACCCTCGGGCCGAAATGGGTTGTGTGGCGGAATGCTTCTCCGCGAACCGTTCCACAAAAGACTTAGACACAGACAACTTGGAACTCGCCATGGACACCTACACACTACTGCAATTTTGCATGCACAATGGAGTGAACTTGACACTGTTGGACCCGGACGGGTCGGCCACCTCCATAGAGTGGGGGCAGACGAGTAGACAGATAAACCTCTTGATAACACAAGGTGCCCACTCCCGACATGCAACCCTAGTGAATGTGACCCACACTCGGAAAAGATCATCAACCTTTGTGGAGAACGAACTAATGGACGGGGACAACGTAATCAAGATAGAGGATGTCCCAGTGAGGCTTTATGTACGCCAGAACTATAGTGTGGGTATCATCAAGCCCCAGATCAAGTGGTACCTAAACGAGGAGAGCATGATCAATTTGAGCCCTGGGCAAAAGCAACAAGGGCGTGTCTACAACCCCGCGGAGACCCCAAATCAAGCACAAATTGTGGTGGTTAGTATGAGCTCCCCGGACACAATAGACTACGAATCAGAAAAACAACTCATCAAGCAGAGAGAGTGCGTGGACGCTGCGGGAAAACCAATCAGTGGCAGCATGATAGAGAAACCAGATCCTCACCGCGCTTCCATGGTACTCAACAGCAGACTGATGTGGTGGTTTGATGAGACTGTGACGGCCGGGTTGGACATTCACTTGGACGGAGTCAGATTACAAGCTGGTATTTGGCCATACAACAGCACTCAAACTGCAATACTCCTACCAGCAGCAAGGAAAAGTCAAAGTCAAACCACTAGAGTGGAGCAAGGACGATTCTTACTAGCTGACGGAGTTATGAATAATCAAAGACTGCTCGCGCGATTGCTAGCAGCTGGGAAAATAAGAATCAGCGCCCTTGAGAGACCTTACGTCAGCATGGAGGGAAGAATTGAGTTAGAGGGAGCTCACGTGAACAGTTGCAGCACATCAGGAGTGGTGCCGGGAACCTGCCAGGGCATACCCGGGTTATACAGCACTACTAGAAGACAGTTCTTCGTCCCAACTCTCACCGCCGGAGGAAACGGGAGGTTGCAGAAAGGCTTTGAAGGCGGGGGGAAAACCGGCCACAAAGCCGGGGACTGGTGGCAATTGCAGAGAGAGTCACAACACAGTTTAAGCGAAGCCATGGCAGCTCCTGACATCTATGGCATGCTAGCTGCAACAGACGACAGTCAGAGTACTAGTGGTGTAAGCCAACCAGCCGAGGACCCAGAGGTGTTCCTAGAGTGGTTCGAACCAGAAGATATCCAAAAAATGGTAACCAGTGCTGTGCCTTATTTGCCCATGCCAGACGACGAAGTGATGACTCTCTGGGATGACACTGATTTAACCGATTGGATCACCGAATACGCCCCCCTTAACAAAACTAGTTACAAGAGTGACAAACACCCTGAGAGAATAATACTAGAGAAGAAATTCTCTCTGGTATCCCACCCAGAATGTTGTAGGCCCGTGTTAACAAAATGGGTGCTAGAGGAAAGCAGGGCCGTAGCAGGCAGGTTGATGAGTGTGGCAAATATACGGAAAGTCAAGAAGACCAAGGACCC